GTGATTTATCATTTCTACCTGCAGGAATTGCAGCCATTGGAGCATGTATAGTTGGACCAACAGTTAAGGGTCCCGCATTTGTTCCAACGGTAGTTAGTAATTTCTCAGAGTTTGAAGAAATGTTTGGATCTACGGATTCTCGATTTTACACACCGTACGCGGTAGAACAATATTTAAAGAGTGCAGGAACAGTTACGATTGTTCGTGTTCTTAATACAGGTGGATACACACCAGATTTTGTCGCACTTGGTCTTTCAAGTTCAGCGGCAACAATGAGTAGAACTGTAGCAGTATTGGCACCATCGAGAGGTGGTTCAAACGGAGCAGGTGATTTAAGTTTATGTGCACTCGCAGCAACTGAAAGTGCATATACTTCACAAACATTAACTGTTAATGGTACTGATGTAGATTCAACTAATTATACAATATCATTTAACACTTCAAGTGCAAATTATATTGATGAAGTAATCAGTTCGGATCCGCTAGTACAGAAATCAGGAACTGCAACTGTAGCCGTATACTTGTATAAGAACTTTAAGTATCATCAGAGTTCATATGGATGGGGCACAGGAACTGCAGCAGACCATAGTGGTTCAATTTCAGTTGGAGGTATAGGTGATTTTACAGACGCCAGTTATGCAAATGCATCAACTCCATATATTCAATCACAGTTGATTAATAATGCAAGGTATAATCTTTTTAAGGTTAATACACGTTCACACGGTAGTAATGTAAATAACAAATATAAAATTGCTATTTTGAATGTAAAGAAAGCAGGAACAATTGCAGGTAGTGATTATGGACAATTTACACTTCAAGTAAGACAAACTGGTATGGATGATAATGGATTAACAACAGATAATATTGTAGAACAATTTGATGGACTTAATTTTGATCCTAAGAGTACGAATTTCTTCGCTCGTAGGATTGGAGATAGGTATGTAAGTATTGCTGCTACTGGAAAACTCACTTATAATGGTGATTGGAATAATAGATCTAAATATATTTATCTTTCCGATTTCGCTGCTATTTCTGATGGTTCAATTCCAAAGGTATTAGTTCCAATGGGACACGCGTCAATTCAAGCACCGTTAAATGATGCTAGTATGCCATCATGGTCATTTAAAGTAACTCAATCAAACGCACAAGGTGAGTTTGATAGTAATGTACTTTATGGTCATGATTATGGAAATGCAGATGCAGAACAGTATTTATGTCCTACCAATGCATTTACAGGTGGAACAAATACAAGTATGAGTTTGGAAAATATGTATGGACATGATGATGCATCAGTTTTGGGTACAACAGAAGGAACTGATTATGCATCCGCTACTTCGTCTATTTCATTGACTACATCACACTTGAAACAACGGAAGTTTATTGTTCCATTTCAAGGTGGATACAATGGTGATAACCCAGCAAATCCGAAATTGACAGGAGCAAGTATTTCAGCAGCAAACACACAAGGGTTTGACATTTCAAGTGCAACAGCAACTGGAGCAGTGGCTTACAAGAAAGCAATTAACGCAGTAAGTAATCCTGATGAGTTTGATATCAATATGTTAATAACACCTGGTATTATTCATGATTTACATCCAAAGATTACAAATCATGCAATAGCCAAGTGTGAAGAACGTGGTGATGCATTCTATGTATTTGATTGTGGTAAACACGGTGGAAACATAGCAGATGCTACCGCAGCAGTAGCCGCACTTGATACAAACTACGCAGCAACCTATTATCCTTGGGTAAAGATTGTTGATAGGAATACAGCATTACCAGTTTGGGTCCCACCATCAGTTGTACTACCTGGAGTAATAGCATTTACAGACCAAGTAGCACACGAATGGTTCGCACCAGCTGGTTTAAATCGTGGTGGTTTAACAACTGTACTTGAAGCACAAACAAGATTGACTCATGACGAAAGAGATGAACTCTATGAAGCACGAGTTAATCCAATCGCTTCATTCCCAGGTCAAGGTGTAGTAGTTTGGGGACAAAAGACCTTACAAGGTCGTCCATCAGCACTTGATAGGGTTAATGTACGGAGATTGTTAATTAAACTGAAGAAGTTTATCGCTTCGTCAAGTAGATACTTAGTCTTTGAACAGAACACGGCAGCAACAAGAAATCGTTTCTTGAACATTGTGAATCCGTTCTTAGAATCAGTACAATCTAATAGTGGTCTATCAGCATTTAAGGTAGTTATGGATGATTCCAATAACACACCTGATGTGATTGATAGAAATCAACTTGTTGGTCAGATATTTATCCAACCTACAAGAACCGCAGAGTTTATTGTACTTGACTTCGTGGTACTTCCAACGGGAGCAACTTTCCCAGCGTAAGTTTAATCACATAGATTAATAAATAAAAAACCCCTCTTTTTTGAGGGGTTTTTTGTTGCTGGATATATTTATATATGACATGGAAATAAAACTTCTAAAAAACTATGAAAAATGAATATGATGATTTTTTAGAAATTTGATATTTATAGTTGAAGAATTAAAAACTTATATTGGAGATTAAAGATGCCAGACTTATTAGATCCTTCTGAAATAATGTTCACACCGTTTGAACCGAAAACTAAAAACCGGTACATCATGTATATTGAAGGTATTCCCGCTTATCTTATTAAGACGGCGAATAGACCTACAATTGCATTTGAAACTATTGAACTTGACCACATTAACGTAAAACGATATGTTAAAGGTAAGGGAGCTTGGGAAGAATTAGAAATTACACTTTATGATCCTGTTGTTCCATCTGCCGCACAGGCAGTTATGGAATGGGTTCGTTTATCTCACGAATCAGTAACAGGTAGAGATGGTTATACAGACTTTTATAAGAAGGATGTAACCATTAATGTATTAGGACCAGTAGGTGATAAGGTTGAAGAGTGGACACTTAAAGGTACATGGATTACCAACGCAACATTTGGTGATTTAGATTGGGCAAACGCAACAGACCCAGTTGATGTAACCTTGACACTTAGATACGATTACGCAATATTACAATTCTAATAAAAATAAATAATAAAAGGAGTCAATTATGGCAGTCATAGCAGATAAGCAATGGTGGAAGTCAAAGACAGTATGGACATCAGTAGTTGCTGGTGTTGTTGGTGTACTTCAAGCAGCAGGTGTTGTAGAAGCAGTACCTGAAGTTGTTTGGACATTACTCGCAGCATTTGGTTTGTACGGAGTTCGTGACGCTGTTGGAAAAGCATAATTCCACGGCAAGTAATATTTTAAACTGGGTATCTTAGTTGATACCCAGTAAAGTTTTATAATTGGTTATATTGTATAGGTTACTAAACACTATTCAATAAAAAAATACAAGGAGAAAAAACATGGCAGAAGAAAAACGCCAGTTTCCAACAGAGGTAGTTGATTTGCCTTCTAAGGGATTACTTTATCCCAAGGCTTCACCACTGGCAGGTGGAACAATTGAGTTAAAGTATATGACCGCTAAAGAGGAAGATATTCTAACTTCTCGTAATCTTATTCAGAAAGGAATTGTTTTGGATAAATTGTTGGAATCTGTTATTATAGATGAAAGTGTATCACTCAATGATTTATTGTTAGGTGATAAAAATGCAATTATGATTGCAACAAGAATACTTGGATATGGTAAAGATTATACAGTTCAACTTACTGATCCTTCGACAGGAGATAAACAAGAAGAAACTTTTGATTTAACTCAGATTGAAGATAAAGTTGTTGATGAGAAGTTATTCAAAGGTGGTAAAAATGAATTTGAATTTGATTTACCGGCTTCCAAGATTAAAATTATGTTTCGTCTATTAACACACAAAGAAGAAAAAGAAATTGATGCTGAATTAAAAGCATACAAGAAATTTTCTAAAGAGAGTGGCATCACATCAGAAATCACAACACGATTGAAAAAGTCAATTATTTCAGTTGATGGTGACACAACACAAAAACGAGTTAATGAGTTTGTGGAGAATGAATTATTATCTCGTGATTCCCTTGCATTTAGGGAATATCTTATAGAAATCACACCTGATGTGGATATGTCGTTTACTTTTACAAGTGATCAAACTGGTGAAGATACAACGATGGACATCCCATTAGATGTTGAGTTTTTTTGGCCTGCGGGCAGAAGATAAGCCCGCCATACATTCACAAGTCTTCTCCCTGTGCTTCCACGGGAAAGGAGGATTTAACTTTACCGAAGTGTATAACATGCCAACCTATCTGCGCCGATTTTACATCGAAAGCGCATCAAAATTCTACGAAGAAGAAAAGAAAGAATACGACAAAGCATCCAAGAAAAAATCTGGTATTTCACGACCAGGTATCCCCCGGGGCTAACATTTTTTCCTATATATGATATTTATTAATGAGTTATACTATCCTGTTTAACCAATGGAAATCACAAAATAAAATTCATATGTAGGAGAAGAAAAATGGCCTCGTCCAAGAATAAATTAACAGAAGAACAATTAAATGAGGGTTTGTTTAATTCTATCTTAAAAAATATTTTTGCAAATAAAACCAGAAAAGTTTTAAAGTTAGTTGCAGATGTACCCGATATAAAACAGGCAGTTAAAGACCTCGAAAAATCTAAAGAGAAATTACGAGTTTCAATAAAAAATGCCGAAAAATCAAGAAAATCAATTCAGAAAAAATACAACATATAATTTTTAATAATGGTATAAAATTATGGCAACACCAAAATCCTTAAAAGAACAAAATAAACAGTTAGACATACAAGAAAAAAAGTATGCCAAAATTATTGCCGATCAACAAAAAATTATTGCAAATACAGAAGCGGGTTCAACTGCACAAGAAAAGGCAAATAAAGTATTAAGTATTGCTCAGAAAAAATATGATGGTATATTCACTAAGCTAATAGAAATAGGAACACAAGAAGAAGAAAATTTTGATACAGAAGATAAAATACGGGCAATTGAAAAAGAAAGAGTTGATTTAACTGAAGAATTAAACAAGAAAGCGTTGGGGCTGAATAAAAGTCAACGTGGTCAACTTGATGTTTGGAGTGAAACGAATAGTCTCACTCATACCTATGCAGATAAAATGGCAACCGCAATAAGGATGCAAGATAACATAACTAAAAGTGGAAAAGATGCATCTAAAGAATATGGGTTTTCTTCAGGAAAACTTAATGATATGGGGAATATGTATGAGGAAATGATTAAATCTGGTGATACCATAGCTCAAAATTCCATATCAATGGCTCAAAATTGGGGTAAGGTTGGAACATCAGATTATGTTAGTCAGTTAGATGATGTAAAGAAATTAGAAGAAGAAGCCGCGGCGTCTAGAGAATATTATAATCAAATGATGGCAGCTGGTAATTATCCAGAAGATATAAAGAAAACGTTAGAAGATGAAATGAAAACGAATGAAGATGCAATAGAAACTGCTAGGAATAAAGCCATTGCAATGGATAGGTCAAGTCAAATTGCAAGTGCGGGTGTTGCAGAAATGTTGGGCCCACTTAATAAAGTTAAAGGGGCATTAGAAGCATTACCTTTTGGTGGAGTAATATCTTCTGTATTAGATTTAGATAGAGTAATGGGAGATTTTGGCGACGAAGCCGGAAATGTTTTAGGTGATGTTGCTATAGGAGCCATGTCTCCCGCTGAAGGTATGGAGAAATTACAGAAGACTGGGGGAGCAGCGGTTGATACTTTAAGTAAGGGATTTAGTAGTATGTTTAAGATGTTATTGGCCAACCCAATGATGTTAATGGTAGCAGGTATTGTAGCAGCAGCAATGGCATTGAAAAAGTTATTTGGTGGATTCACCGAACTCCGAAAAGAAATGGGATTAACATTTGGGGCAGCAGCAGAGTTACAGTCACAGATTAATATAACTGCTGCAAGATTTTCACTTATGGGTGTTTCTGCAGAAGATGTAAAGGGTGTAGTAGGTGGTATTCAAGAAAATTGGGGTGGAGTTGGTCAAGCAACAGAAGAAAATATATCTCTATTAACTGGTCTTAATGCAGAATTTGGAATATCTGGAGAACATAGTTCCAAATTGATCACTCAAATGATGGCTG